CATTTCCCTCAGCGCCATCGTTGGCGCAGTGACTGCTGTTGCTACGGGTGAGGCCTCTGTCATGGAAGCTGCGCAGATCATCACCACTGCTTTGCTCGGCACCACCGTCCGCGCAGGAATCTCTAAATGAGCTTCCTCGATCTCTTCAAGCGCATCAAGCCTCGCAATATGAGCCCTGAACAACGCATCTACGACGCCGCCAAGAAATACCTGGGCGTGTCCGAGGTATCCGGCAAGCAGTCCAACCCAAAGATTGTGGCCTGGATCGACCAAGCCGCAGAATGGCTCAAGGACGGCGTTGACGACATCGATGGGAAGATTGCTTGGTGTGGATGCTTCCGTGGTGCCATCGGCTTTGAGACTGCCACTGGCGTTGTGGCGGCACCATACAGAGCATCCAGTTGGCTGAAGTGGGGCAAGTCCATCATCAAGAAGGACCCCTCCACTTGGCCGCGGGGAGCAACCGTTGTGATGTCCCGCCCAGGCGGCAATCACGTCGCTTTGATCGATAGAGTGGTGGGAGATTATGCCTACCTGCTCGGCGGCAACCAAGCAAACTCCGTCTCCGTTTCCAGGTTCCAGATCTCCAAATTCACCGACGTTCGCGTCTCACTGTAATGATCGACTGCTCTTCTCCCTCCGACTGTCCTGACCCACCGATTGGATCAACTCCAGCAACGGGTGAATGCGCTCCGTGCGGGACGGTGACACAAGAAACCCTGTTGAGCGCTATCAATGGACTGGTGGCGAAAAATTGCGAGCTCACTGGAAGGCTTGCCAACTGGCACTCCCTGCTCGACAAGGCAAGGAACCGCCTTGTAGCCCTGGAGCAGCGCATGTCTCTCCTGGAGACGCCAGACGCCCCGGCACAGTCTGTATCCATCAACCTATGCTCACTGGACGAGGTAGAGGAGCTTGAGGGTGTCGCTGGCTGCTTCGGTGGCAACGGCGGACTCCTGATGCTCGATGACTGCGAGACGATCGTTGGAAAAGACGGGAAAGCCGTAAAAAGTAAGGTCGGCGCATTCCTTCTGCCAGCGGCAGTCACACTGATCACTAACGTCTATACGACTAATCAGGTTGTTTCCATGGCAGCCTATGAGGACGACATCCCGCAGTGTGCGAAGTTCGCCCTCTGCCACGTCGCGATGACTGGTTCGTCACTCACATCGTCCGCCTCACTCTACCTCAAAGCCCACTTCCCCAGCGGGGAAATGCATCAAGTGGCCGGGATCTTTTCTTGGAGTGAATCATCCGGGTTTTCCGGCGTCGTTCTTGTTCCAATCCTAGATGGCCCTCAACTGAAGTTCGACGTGACGACTTCCGGGTATGAGAGCAAGGCGCTCACCGTCAAACTGCTTGGATTCCTGTGATTCAAGAACTTGTCAGGCTTGAGATCAAAAGAGCGCGGGAACAATACCCCACGCCGCTCAGCCTACACGGAGGCATTGGCCTGCTGTTTGCAAAGCTCAGCAGGTTTGTGACATTCAGCGCAGGCCATGCCGTATTCACAGACGAGCCCTCCGCCAGAGTGTGCCGCATCCTGTTGATCCAAATCGCAGCAGTTGCCATCAGGCTTTGCGAAGATGTTCTTGGCACTACCACGGTTGAGGACTACAATGCCTACAACGAAAATTCAGATAGAGTGAAGGGAATCAAACCATGAGTTGCTGCAACAAAACCGGAACAGAAGTGCCACCACCAGCGCACTGCTGCCCAACGTCATTCTGCCATCCAGGCCTGCTGAATCTGCCAACCCGCAGAAAGCTTCACCTTGTTGGGACAATCCCAGGGAAAAGCTGCCTGTCCAAATTCGATCCAACCTCCAACGGGTTTGTCGTTGGTGATGGTGATGGACAAAAGATCACCAATCAACCGGTGGTGCAGATCCCATACCTCAGAAACTTGATCCTTGGCGCTGACGGCAGGCCAGTCAAGATGGCTGATGGCCGGGATACCGAGGACATCCCTCCAGGCTTCAGGAACTTGGTCGTCGCCGATGACTGCGGCACCCAGTGGAGAATCCATGGAACCAATGGGATGCGTCAGCGAATCTTCTGGGATGGCTGTAACTTCGTCATGGAGGCAGACCTTTCTGAGGCGGAGCTTGCTGATTTTGAATCGATCCCGGACGGAACGGACTGCGACTACCGCGAGGCCGTTCTAGTGAACAAGGGCGGCGGCACCTATGCCCTTGGCTATCGCCAGACCAAGACTCGCGTGGCCGGGGAGGTATTCATGTTCGCTGGCCCAGCAACCCGCTGCCCACAGGACTGTCTCGTTTGCGACGGCTCCGCCTACGACCCAGCCGAATGGCCCGCATTGTATGCAGCCATTGGCTATGGGTGGGGCAGGAACGGCTCAAGCTTCCGGGTGCCGGACATGCGCGGGACCTTTCCCCGCGGTGTTGATGCTGGATCTGGCTACGACCCTGACGCAGCCGGTAGATCCTACCGCTACAGCGGCGGCAACTCTGGTGATGCTGTTGGCTCCTACCAGGACGACGCCCTGAAGCAGCATGGTCACGAAGCCGTCAACATGAAAGCTGCTGGCTCTGCCGCAGGGACAGACGAGGCCATCAAAACCAATACGGCGTCTCTGGACGGAACCGAAGACCTTCTTGAGGTCGGCGATGTCACTGATGCGGACACTTCCAATAACGAAACCCGCCCGCTCAACGCCGCATTCAACTTCCTGATCTATGCTGGCTGCCGAATCACCCCTTAATCTCCATGGCAAACGTCCCAGTGCCGATTCTCACGTTCGCCCCAAGGGGAATGAACATGGCGAGCAACCCGAAGACATTAACAGTCAACGGGGTGGCGAGGGCAGTGAATGCCTGCATCAAGGGGCAGAAGCTAGCCACTAGACCGGGGTTTAGAGCTCACCCCCTGGGGGAAGACGGTGCACCGCTCCGCTCAGGAAATGTGCAGGGAGCGGTTTACTTCAACCCGGCAATTGGTCAATCACAGCAACGCTTTGGCACATTCCAAGACGGCATCGTGGTAAGCTGCTCTGGAAAGAGGCTTCATCTTGTGTTCGGGAACACCGTGTCAGTCTCGGATGAAACCAACGATCTTGGCGGAGCCAAGGACACGCTGGTTGTGGACCTGTTCCAGGCTGAAAACTACGTGATCGCCCAGGACGGAGCCTCCAGGATTTGGATCTGGGATGGGAAATCGTCCGCATTTACTTCCTCCGGGTATGACGTGGATCACCCAGAGCAAAGCAGCCTAGCCAATGGCGGCAGCGTTGGAGGCTATGCACACGGACGAATTCTCCAGGTCATCGAAGGCAACAGGGTCATCGTTGGTGACATCCTGCACCGAATCTCCCCAGCCGGCCCCCGCGACATCCTGAGAACCACAGAGCAGGTGTATTTCGCGACGGGGACATTCTTCTCCCCGCCAAGCGGCATGGGGCCTGTCACTGCCATCAAGATCCTCCCCCTCTCAAACACAATGCATGGCCACGATGACGTGGTCATCCACTGCCGAAGAGGGGCCTTCTCGCTGAAGATCGATCACTACCCACGCACCGAATGGGTTGCCGTGGCTACGTCGAAGCATCTGCTCATTGGCAATGCCGCCTCCGGCACATACGCAGTGGTCGGCTACGATGGCGATCAGATGTTCAGGTCCAGGAGCGGCATCCACTCAATCAGATCTGCTGCCGCCTCGGCAAACACTGTTGGCGCTCCGATCCGACCAATTTCCGCACCGGTCCAGCACTGGCTCGATGCGGACCATAGCTCCATGCTGAACTTCTGCTCCATGGCGAAGTGGCCTATCGCTAAGCGCATCTTCTGCACCACCGGCCTGTGGAACTATGGCTCATGGCGCGGCGGCAGAGGAATCCTCTCTCTCCACACCAATCCTGACTCTGCGCTCGACCCAGATCTGCGCTGCTGGGAAGGCATGTGGACGCTCCCGCCAGAGCTCGGCCTGCCATCACAGCTTGTTGAGGCCCCATTCGACTCAGGGGATCGATTCTTTGTCTTCGGTGCCAGGGAATACTGCAATGACGGAGAGCCAGCATTTGAGACGGTTCTGTCCGAATGCCATGAGTGGCTCGATTATGATGTTCTTGAGGATGGAACGACTCGCAGGATTCCAACCCAGGTCATTACAGCCATGGCTCCACTGGAAGACGGGCACCTGGAAAAGACCTTCAACGATGGCCGAATCACCTTCGAGGGCGTTCGCGGCGATCTTGATTGGGGCGTGTGGGCAAGG